TTGCTTGAGTAGACCCCCTCTTCCGCCGCCCCGTTGGCCATCTTCTTGCCGCCAATCATGTAGACGGCTTGCCATTCGTTAGCGTTCTGATCCGTCTGGATGGGCCAAGGAACCAGATCCGGGTGCAATACATGCGACTCGCACCCTGCGTGCTGTGCTTCCACTGGGATCAGGTCATCCCAGCGTGCGCAGTGCCATGTTGAATCACTCAGAGCAGAGGAATGGGCGCAGGTGCGGCAATTGACTTGCTTCGTCGTCTTGCTTCCAAAACACTGGTCGTGGCCTGGGCAGTATTTGCATTCGTACCAAGTTGGATCCGCGCTCAGTGGCTCAGGCATACGGTCAGACAATGCAATCCTGCGGCCCTTGTCCACCAGCTTCTGAGCTGCTGACTTGTCCAAGGCGATCCGCTCTGTGTGAATGCGATCATCGTCTTTGCAAACCGCTACATACAGCGCCCACTCCAGGCCAGTGCCAAGCATGTACGCCTGCATCTGGGCCCAGTGCATCGGCTTTGCATCCTTGACGCCTTTGGTACGCAGGTCATTGAAAGACTTTAACGAGTGCGTTTTGAATTCGGCAATGTGGGGGATTCTTTCTGCCCCAGGCACGCCCTTCTCAATCCGAGCATCAAGAGAGCCACTGACATGCGCCCCAAAGTCAACGCGGCTTTGACCCGCCGAGGGAGTCCGAACGTCAAGGCCAATAGACCTAAGATCGTTGATAATCTGCTGCTCTTCATTGTGACCCCTGCGAAATAGCCGCAACATGCGGCCTGAAAACTTCTCAACAACCGCCCATCGGAACGACAGCCAAAGCCAACGGTCACATTTATGGCCCAGCATTGAGGCGCCCAGGTGAGGCCGTGGTTTTTCTTGGCGACCTTCGTGTACAACATCAATCAAAGTGGGTATAGAATCTGGTTCAGTAATTTGCATGATGTCTCCTCGTTTCTGCCCCCCGAAAGGCAGTTGCCATTGCCCCTCTTACGAGGGGCTTTTTTTTGCTTACTTCTTAGTCCACGGTGGCGCAGCCTTCGGGGGAGCAGCCTGCATCACAGTTGCATTTTTTTCACCCATTGCTATGTTGGCCGATAACACTGAAGGCAAAGCCCCACCAACCACTGCTTTAAAGCCCTTCACTTCATTGCGTTCGCCGTATTTGTCGTCGTCCTTTACGTCCAGCTTGATGACCAGACTTCCGCCGATCAGTTGATCGGTATCAGTGACGCGGGCCAGGCCAATTGCTCGCATGATGTCGCCCAGCTGCTGGCGGCCAATTTCCTCGGCTTTGGGGTTGGGATTCTTTATGTTGAGGTTGCCGAAGATCACGCGCCCCTGGTGCGTTGGGCCAGTGATTGAATACTTGATAGCGATGTACTCGCCAGTCCCTGCCTTGGTCTCTTTGACCTCTGCACCTGAGATCGTGGCCGAGTACCAGCCAGCAGGCAGAACGCTGTAGTCCTTTGATGCCTGGGGAAGTTCAGAGACGTCGAATGATTGTGAGAGGAATGCCATGATTAATCCTTTTTGGTAATGGTGAAAGATGCCCTAGAGGACGTGGTAGTAATAGCGTCAAGCAGAGGAGCAGTGATTGATTCGTGCGCCGACTTCCATGCGGACATGTTGATTTCAGGCTTCCACCTGAAGAGCGACGCAAGGTGTTCGGTTAGACCGGCTTCCTGTGCGAGAACCTGTAGCTTATCAGCGTTTACCTTCCGGTCAAGCCGCCCAGCCACCTTTATTTCGTAGCCCCCGGCGGGCTCGGTCTTGGTGCCCTCCAGGTTCTCAGGGATGCCCAGGCACTGGATAAGTTGATCCTCAATCTTTCGGCGGCGGTCAGTTGCCGCCTTCTCTTCTTGCTTTGCCTCTGCCCATTGCGCCGCTAAGAATGCTGCGTCGGTTTTGATGAAGATGGTCATTTGTTCCCCATTGCTTTGTCAATCGCAGCTTCAAACTCAAATCCACAATAGCCAGTACCAAAGGCTGCAAAACCACTGATTGTTTCTTGGTTATATTTCGACGGGTTCCACGAAAAACTAGCGTTGTTATCCTTTAGCCACCTGTAACAATCTGCGTCTTTTTTATCGACTTCTGCAACAAGAGCAACGAAACGCTCAAGTTCCTCCTGCGTGATCGTCCAAAATCCGTTATGCCACGCGGGTTTCTTGTCGGGGTCGCAGGCTTGCTGCATTAGCTTGATGATGTCGTCTTGTGTCATTCCTCACCCCCAATCCCGTGTGCTCGCTCGATGGCGCGAATCAAGTCAATCGTGTAGCCGCCGTACAGAATTTTCCATTGGTCAAAAATCGGTTTAATTTGTTCCTCAGTCAGCGGCTTGCGCTGGGGTGGGGCGGTGTAAAGGGGTAGCGCTCGGTGGTCTTGCGTAAAGTCTTTTGGGTTGTCGGTCACAAATACTGAACTGCCGTCCATCGTGTAGACCATCCACGCAACAGGCTCCGTATCTACCAGCCCTTTCCATTCACGTTCTGCAGCAACAATAAGAGCCGTTAGACGCTCAAGGTTTGGAATTCTGCAAAGCATATATTCCGATCCGCCCGAAGAATAAAAAAATCCGGCTGCTCTTGCCATCTTCACAATTTCGTTTCGATCTATCTGTCTTTCTGTTACCCAATATGGTTTCGGCTCCGGCAAACTCGCTATGCTGTCGGCGTCTAATGCTTTGCGAAGAACGTCCATTGCTTCTATGTAGCTCATGACGTCACGGTGTTTTGCTTGATCTGCTACCGGCAAATGTCCGAACTCAAGAGCTTTCAGCGCCATCAGCGCGGCTTCACGTAACGTGGTCATTTGTTCCCCCTTGCTCTGATGGCTGCGGCGCATCGTTTTGCTTCCATATCTTCACGATTGTTATCGCCCATGTAACGCGCATCACACACCTGCGCACACGCCTCGCGCTCGGCAGCGGCAACGAGGGCAGCGAAGCGTTCGAGGAATTGGTTTGTTTTTGCTGCGTACAGCACCACGTTTTTCCCATATTCACGGTTTGTAGAGTTGTCTTCCGTGGCAGCCTTGTGCGCCAGCTTGAGGATTTCGTCTCGGGTCATTGCATTTCCTTTTTAAGCCGGTTCTCGATGTAATCCCGTAGCTCGTCAATCTCGTCTAGCAGCAGGTGGATGATGAATTCCATTTTTGTTACGGCATCTTTTGCATGAGGATTCCCGTGACCTTCGGGACCGTAGGCACGTTCTTCAAAGTTTCTGATGTCTCCGTAGTTCATGCATTCCCCCCAATCTTCTTTTTTATTTTTACAACCGTTGCTGCGGCTTTTACTATTGCCCTCCGGGTTGCAGCGTGTGCGTTGTCCACCTCTGCCCCCGTAAGGTCGCCCCACAACACACTCGCCTTTCTGGTCTCGTTTGCTGGTTCACAATCCCATACGACAACCATTTGTTCGCAGTGAATTACTTCAATAAGGAAACCCAGCTTCACTGCTAGCCGCAGCGCGTCTCCGTCGTCTAAAAGAGGGTTCCATGCTTTTGGGTAATACTCGTCTTCATCTAGTCGATGAACGCCCAACCCAACCGCCTTAGCGGCTAATTCCAAAAGTTTACGGTCAGTCATACACCACATCCAAATGAATCACTGGCCATTCCCCACATATAAGGGAGTGGCCTTGCCAAGGCCCCCCGCTACCCCGTTCCGCCAGGAACCCCTACCACCTGCGCCCCCGGCGCCTTTTTGAAAGTAAATTTGTTATCATGTCTTAACTTAACGCAAGGTTAAAACATGCCAAACATTAGCAAAAACGTAGCAGGACAAAGATTTGACATGCTTGTTGCTGTTGAAATTGTAGGAAAACGGCAAAAAGCGAACTTGTGGAAGTGTGTATGCGACTGTGGCAATGAAACATTTGCCATAGTCTCTCAGTTGACAAGAGGAGATCGAACATCTTGTGGGTGCAAAAGGAAAAAAACACGTCAACCTCGTCCAGACCTATCAAGGCGCAACAAAGAAAAGGCGATTCATTCGATGACGGGAAGCTACACGTACTCGAGTTGGCAATCAATGAAATCGCGTTGTTATGACAAAAATGACAAAGATTATCCGCGTTGGGGTGGCCGAGGGATTACCGTTTGTGAAGCATGGAGAAATTCTTTTATTGAGTTTCACAAAGACATGGGTGAGCGTCCAGAAGGTCACACCATAGACAGGGTAAACAATGAAGGAAATTACGAACCAAATAACTGTCGTTGGGCAATTCCAAAAGTACAAAGCAACAACACAAGGAAAAATTACTATGTTGAATACATGGGCAGAACTCAAACAGTTAAGCAATGGGCTGAAGAGTTAAAAGGCACGGAATACAAAACCATCCTTTATAGATTGCGAAAAGGATGGGACACACATTTAGCATTAACGACACCATCAACAATTAAGAGGAAGTGATATGGCTATTAATTTGAAAAGCACAAAAAATCTATGCGAGAACGGAGTTAAGGTCCTTTGTTATGGCGCTGCGGGAGCAGGAAAAACTTCCCTTATCCCTACCCTCCCCAATCCCGTAGTCTTATCGGCCGAGGGTGGCCTTCTCTCAATTGCCAGGGCCGACGTGCCCTTCATCGAAATAAGCTCAATGGATGCCTTGCGGGAGGCTTATGAATGGCTCACAAAGTCGGATGAAGCCAAAGCATTTCAGTCCGTAGCCATTGACTCAATCAGCGAAATCGCCGAGGTGGTTCTTAATTACGAGAAGAAACACAACAAAGACCCCCGCGCAGCTTACGGGTCTATGCAGGAGCAAATGGCCGACGTCATTCGCGCATTCCGTGATCTGCCTTGGTCTCCTTGACCTCGGCGCCACTGATAGTGGCCGAGTACCAGCCAGCAGGCAGGACACTGTAGTCCTTCGATGCTTGTGGGAGTTCAGAGACGTCAAATGATTGTGAGAGGAATGCCATGATGATTAATCCTTTTTGGTAATGGTGAAAGATGCCCTAGAGGACGTGGTAGTAATAGCGTCAAGCAGAGGAGCAGTGATAGATTCGTGCGCCGACTTCCATGCGGACATGTTGATTTCAGGCTTCCACCTGAAGAGCGACGCAAGGTGTTCGGTCAGACCGGCTTCCTGTGCGAGAACCTGTAGCTTATCAGCGTTTACCTTGCGGTCAAGACGCCCGGAGACCTTTATTTCGTAGCCTCCGGCGTTCTCGTTTTTGGTTCCCTCCAAGTTCTCTGGTATGCCCAAGCACTCGGTGAGTTGATCCTCAATCTTGCGGCGGCGGTCGGTTGCTGCTTTCTCTTCTTGCTTTGCTTCGGCCCATTGGGCGGCTAAGAATGCTGCGTCGGTTTTGATGAAGATGGTCATTCCTTACCCCCGATCCCGTGTGCTCGCTCAATTTCTCTGGCAATTCCAATTGCTACAGAATGCCGAGCATCAAACTTTCTACAGAGTCTTCCAATCTGGCCATCCGTCAGCGGCTGGCGCTTGGGTGGAGTGGTGTAGAGGGGTAGCGCTCGATGGTCTTGCGTAAAGTCTTTCGGGTTGTCGGTCACGAACGCTGATTTGCCGTCTAGTGTGTAGACCATCCACGCTATAGGCGCTGTTGTCGCGGTCATTCCTTTTCTCCTATCATTGCTGCGGCCAGCACAATTGCTTTCCTGGCGGCTTCGTGTTCATCATCAGCTTCAGCGTCTGTTTCATCAGTCCAAGAATCGACCAGACTGCGCCATTTCACGCATACCTTCTGGTCTTTATGCCGCACCACGGCCGTTTGCTGATGGCGAATCGTCTCCACTACCAACCCAAGTTTGATAGCCAAACGCAGCGCATCACCATCATCGTAAAGTGGGTTCCAGCGAGTGGGCTGTTCATCAAGAACGTAATAACAATGATGTCTTGAGCCCGCTCCTCTCAGTTCTGGCAAACCGGCTGATTTTGCGGCCCGTTCTAACAACTCTTTGTCTGTCATTCCTTCTCTCCTATTCCGTGTGCTCGCTCAATTTCTCTGGCAATTCCAATTGCTACAGAATGCCGGGCATCAAACTTTCCACAGAGTCTTCCAATCTGGCCATCCGTCAGCGGCTTGCGCTTGGGTGGAGTGGTGTAGAGGGGAGCAACCCACGAAGCGTATTGCTCGCCGTTTCTTTCAATAAACCTTTGTTGGTACTCTTCGTTGTCTTGGTAGTAACGAAATTCATATCCACCCTCGCCATCAAAAGTACGCCACGCCACCGGCTCCGGCAAACTCGCCATGCTGTCGGCGTCTAATGCTTTGCGAAGGACGTCCATTGCTTCTATGTAGCTCATGACGTCACGGTGTTTTGCTTGATCTGCTACGGGCAAATGTCCGAACTCAAGAGCTTTCAGCGCCATCAGAGCGGCTTCACGTAGTGTGGTCATTTGTTCCCCCCAATCTTGTTAATGATCGCCCCCAGATCAGGGCTTTCCCACATATCAAGGCAGCCCGACCGATCCTTAGCCAGCCAGACCCCATCACCGTCGCACATCAGTGCTCGCTGCGTCTTGCCTTCAGCATCGCGTTCAACTCGAAGGGCCAAGACTTCATCAAAAAAGTAGGGCAGCGCCTGACCTGTCTTGTTGCCTGGCATGGATGGGCTGTACATCATCTTTGCAAGCTCGTCCTGGCTCTTCTCCAACTTCGCACTCATGTAAACGTGGCGCCCAGGCAGATCACGAAAGGCTCGAATCACATCGGCCATCTGCTCTTGCATACTCCCGTATGCGGCCCTCGGGTCTTTGTTGTGCTTTTTCTCATAGTTCAGCACCACCTCGGCAATCTCCGAGATAGAGTCAATCGCTACTGACTGGAAAGCCTCGGCCTCCTTTGACTTTGTAAGCCACTCATAGGCTTCTCGCAGCTCATCCATGGAGCTGATCTCAATGAAGGGCACGTCGGCCCCGGCGATTGATAGGAGACCGCCTTCGGCAGATAAAACTACAGGGCTGGGAAGCGTAGGGATAAGGGAAGTCTTGCCTGCGCCAGCAGCGCCATATACGAGGAGCTTTACGCCCGATGCGGCCAGTTGGCCTGTGGTTTTGAGATTGATAGCCATTTTTATTTCCTTGTTCTTGAGTTGTTGACGGTGCCGTCGCCACTTCCGAAGCCGTAGACGTGGCCAAAGCCGTAGCTGTAGCTGTAGCCGTAGCCGTAGCCGTAGCCGTTGCCGTATCCGTAGCCGTTGCCGTAGCCGTCGCCGTAGCCGTAGCCGTAGCCGTCGCCGTAGCCGTAGCCGTAGCCAGAGCCGTATCCAACGGGATAAAACATCACAGACCCCAAGCGTCGTGAACGGGTACGCAGAAAATCTCAGCGCCTGCGGGCATATCCACATCAGCAATCGGACGGAGGTCGGCGCTGGCGGTCTCGCACATCTTGGCGAAACCAATGTTCTCCCACTTAAATACGTGCACAGCGCGTGAGATTCGGATACGTCCGTTTTCACGCGCCACGTCGCCTGCAAAGATCCAACCTCGATCAACGACGACCACAGCGCGGGTGCCTGTTGGCCGGGGGGTTACCGCTTCAGATGCGGGGATGTAGTCAATACCGTTAAGTGTGATTTTGCTCATGATGATTTTCTTAAAAAGGCGCCGGTGGCGCAGGTGGTAGAGGTTCCTGACGGAACGGGGTTTTGGGTGGAGGGGGCAAAGGCACCCCCTTGTAAGTAGGGAAGGGCCAGTTATGGGGGACTTTTATGATTGTTCTCCGGTTGCTTTTGCGATTGCTGCTCGGGCCATTTCTGAACCGCGCGTTGTGTAGCCCTGAGCCACTTCAAGGCATGCTGCCAGCAGCTCGGGCGCAGCGGAGATTAGGCGGGCGTCGTGCTCTGAACAGACCGCGACTTGAATCCAATACTGAGGTCGCCCATCAATTCCCACGTTCCAGTTATATAAAGGGCCCGCTTTTGGGTCTTGACGGATTGCCCAAGGCCCAGGTGTGTGCTTGCTCAAAATGCCACCTTGTTTTCCATGTGATCGGTGTAACCAATTGCAAAATCTAAGGCTTCGGCCATTGTTTCAACAGTGCCAAGAAACGAGCGTTTGCTTGGGTAATCTGAAGACCACAATGTTATATACGCGCCAGTCTCACTTGCCCAAACTTTGTAAAACCGATCTTGATGAATCAATTCCATGCTTTTCTCCTTGACGGGGGCCGAAACCCCCATGAAATCATTTGGATGTGGTCTTAACAGAGTAGACGGCGTTGATCTTGGTATGACGTGCAATCACGTCAGAGGTGATACCTAGGTCGGCACACAGCGCTTTCCAATCCGTTGTTGATCGGTTTGACTCGACTACTGTCGAGCGGAAAAGCACACCCTCGTGAACACCGCCTGCCTCCTTCATGGCAGTCTTAATTTTGTCCGCTTTTTTCTCCAGCACATCAATTTCAGCCAGCAGCTGGCCGAGCTGGTCGGCTTGGGAAATTTGAAGGTCGTTTGCGTTCATGTCTTGCTCCGTTTGCCTGCACCTTCAGCCTGTCTGTTCGTGCAGTGTTGACACTATAACGCTGCGAAGCGTATCATGTCAACACCCTAACCAAACTTTTTTAACAACATGCTGACATTGCAACAAATTCGACAACAACTTGAAGATCGTCGCCTTAGTGTTGTGTCTGAGCGGACGGGCCTGCATCCCAACACTTTGCGAGACATTCGTAACAATGCTGATTGCAACCCGTCTCACCGGGTGCTGGCGGCGTTGAGTGATTACATTGAGAGCAGTGCTTTGTCGGTGTTGTAATCTCAAGATCTACACAAAGAAGTGAAAATTTAAGGCATGATCAACGTACAAACCTGATTTTCAGCGCGTCAGGTCTGTTCTCAATGTTGCGCTTGAAGGAAATTTATGCTGATTTATGTATCAGACAACAATCTGTGGCGCATGGAGCGTGTCTCCAAAGTTTTGCGCATTGCGGGCAAGATCCTTGGCATTTCATCTGAGCAATTTGAGCTTTTAATTGATGAAGTGCACGACAACAAAGGTCAGCTAACAATCCACTGGAAAGTTCCGCAAACAAAAAGACAAGCGGAAGCGTTTACTGCTGCTTGGGAAGAATGTAAAGAACATGGTCCCATCTTGCACTTTCCTGATGGGGTGGAGCTATGACCGACTTGTCAAAAATCCTAGGCGGCCCCTGGTCGCCATCAGTGGAACCTGTTCCACAGCCTTTAGAGGCTCAATTTTTAGATGCAATTCGAAGATCCGGCATAGATGCGCCGGATCAAATCATTCTTGACGGGAATTTGCATCGATTCAGGTCTGGAAACACGACAAAAAGGCTTGATAGAGCTGGTTGGTACGTTGCGCACGATGACGGCATCCCATGCATGACGTTCGGTTGTTGGCGTCGGGACATCACGATCACTATTCGCGCAGATGCAGGAAACAAAAAGTGGAGTGCTGCCGATGAAATGGCGCACATTGCCCGTGTTGCTGCGGCAAAGAAGAAGCGTGACATTGAGATTGAAAGAGACCGAGGCGTAGCCGCTAATGATGTGGAAAAAATTTGGTCTGGTGGTGCGCAAGCCACTCCGGATCACCCATATCTGAGACGAAAAGGCATCCAGCCTCATGGCGCCCGGGTTACGGGGGATGGTCGATTGATGTTGCCTCTCTTCAGCCCAGACGGGGAGCTTTGCAGCCTTCAATACATTGATGACAGTCACGGCCAGGGTGAGAAGCGGTATCACACTGGCGGCCAAACTGGTGGCATGTTTTGGATGCTTGGCACCCTTGATGAACCAGGTACGCTGTACATAGCAGAAGGGTTTGCCACGGCAGCGACGATTCATCAAGTCACAGGTCGTCCTTGCGTTGTTGCATACAGCGCCGGAAGTCTTGTGCCTGTTACCGGCTCGCTTCGTGAGCAGATGCCCAATCAGGATCTAGTGATTGTGGCCGACCACGATGAAAGCGGGATTGGTCAGAAGTATGCAGAGCAGGCCAGTGCAAAGCATGGTGCGAGGATGGTTTTGATTCCGATCAAGGGGGACGCAAACGATTACCAGCAAGCAGGCCATGATCTTGCGAGTCTTCTGAACCCACCCCAAAGCAACATCATTACCAAGCTGAAAGCTGTTTTCGGTAATGAGCTCGGCACAGATTACGAGGCCCCAGATGAGCTGATCGAAGGCTTGCTGGTCATGGGCTCACTGGCAGTGACCTACGGCGACAGCAACTCAGGCAAGACATTCTGGGCGTTAGCCATGGCCGCTCACATAGCCATGGGCCGTGAATTCTTCGGCAGGAAAGTAGATCCAGGCCTAGTGATCTATCTAGCAAGCGAGGCTCCCGGCTCCATCCGTTCACGCATGCAAGCCATGAAGAGGCATTATGAACATGACCTGGCAGATCTTGTCATGGTGCCGTTGCCCATGAATTTTTACGATGGCGACGAAGATGCGAATGACGTAATTGCCTTGGTTCAAGCCGTCTCAGAACTGAAGAACAAACCAGTTCGCCTCATAGTAGGCGACACCCTAGCCCGGATGAGCGCAGGCGCAAATGAGAACTCTGGCGAGGACATGGGGCCAGTGATGGCTAGATTCGACAGAGTAGCCCAAGCCACCAACGCCGCCATGCACATCATCCACCACAACGGCAAAGACCAAGCAAAAGGCGCCAGAGGATGGTCAGGCATCCGGGCCCACATTGATACAGAGATAGAAGTCACAGAAAAAGACGGCATCCGATCAGCCTCAGTCACCAAGCAACGCGAGCTTCCAGGCAAAGGCGAGGCAATCTATTTCCGTCTCGAAGTCATAGAGATGGGCACCACGAAATTCGGCCAAACAGCGACTACCTGCGTAGCAGTACATGACGAGGCCCCAAAGTGCCAAGCCCCTGCGCGGGTCCTAGAAACCCGCCACAGCCCTCGCCACAACGTCAAACGGCGCAGGCTGGGGTGTACGTCCTGTGGCTATCGTTGGACGATCCTGGGCAACGCATACAGGTGCTCAAAATGATGCAGGCAATCATCGACGCCGATGAGCTGCTCGCCGACGCAAACTTGCCACGCTACAG